CTCCGAAGAGAAGTATATTCAGGAGCAGCTAGATAAAATGACATCGGAAGATATAGCCGCAGGTAGGGGATTTCCATCTGCTAAAGTTTTGGCTGTATATAGAGAAAACATTTTGTCCAAAATGAGTAACGCTATTAACCAAGAGAATCTCGCCAGAAAGAGAGAAGCGGAAGATCGTGCTAAAGACATCAAAGCTCTTACTGAATTATCTTTTAAAGATGTTATTAAACCCTTCTATGGTGGAAGTACCGATAAAGAGATAAGCAACGCTGCTGCATACGCTAATAAAAATTACCCCAAGATTAAGAGTGATATCCCATTTCGAGACATAGTATTTGGGGGGATGTTGCTTGAAAGATCTACAGACGGCAAAAGCATGAATGATAAGATTCCAATTAAGCATCTATCGCCAAAAGAAGGTCAAGCTTCCCCAGCGGGGACAGAATTTGGAAAAGCACGGGCTTTTTTTGACCCCCCTTATCGCACAGATGGTGCTGGAGTTGTTTACATGGCTCGACCTAGTGACTACTACTCCGAAAAAGAATACAATCAAATACTAAATCACGAAATGGGACACAGTATGTATCCTGGTAACAGTAAAGGGGAAGATGTTGGGGGTAAGAATTACTTTAAAATAGATGCAGAGCTGGTAACGGAATTAGCCCACGCCCAACGCCAGCGGTTCAAAAATAAAGGGGAGCGATTCACAAAAGAATCCTTTGAATCTTTTATTAGAGATGCGGCGAAGAACCCCAAGATACTAGAGGATTACGCCCCAGCGACACGCACGATGTTTGAGCACATGATTGACACAGCGGTGTCTCCTGATGAGAAGGATCAGAAGCGGTTTAAAGAAGCGGCTAAGTTAATACCAGCCCTTGTCCAAAACAAATCTCCTATACGTACTTTATTCTCCGCATAATACTTTTGACAAGTAACTAGAAAACGTGCAGCTTGATAACGCCCTTTGAGTGTGTTTAGGATGAGTTTATGAAGAAGGATGTGTTGGGAGATGTTGACTGGAAGGTGTGTCGGTTTTGTAGTGGGTGGGTTGTGAGTAGTGGGGATGTGTGTAGGACACATGAGGTAGTGGGATGTCCTGAGTGTGGAAGGGGAGCGTTGTGGAAGGTTGGTAGTGGGATGTATATGTGTATGGATTTGGATTGTGATTGGGGTAGTGAGGAGTTGCCTAATTACAGGGGATGTGCTGAGTAGGTTAGCGGCGACATTTTGTGATGTTGGCTGACGGCTGCATAATTTGCTTGCTGTTGATTTAAAAGCTGATTGAATTAAGAGCAATAGGTCAAGCTAGACTCGACCTACGCAATATAAACTAAACACTATGAATAAAAAGCAACAGATAAAAGAATGGACGGAAACTATCGACCGTGTGGTTGAATCTTATGACAAGCTAAACGATGCTTGCGATCAATGTATTGATGCTGGTTGCATGGATATTGATGGTAAGTTATTTTCAGCTATCTGGGATTCATTTGACATCATGCTGAACTGCATTGATGATAAAAATGAGTGGTTACACTGGTATATCTACGAGAACAGCTGCGGCAAGAATAGATTTGAAGCTAAGGCCGCTAACCAGAAAAAAGCCAAAATTATTTCAAGGTCAGAAGATCTAGCCAAGTTAATTGTAAGTGATATAGACTATTGAGCCGTAAGACTAGGGGTTGACAAAAGCTGATTGATTCGCTAAAGATTTTACAGCGACTAGCAATGATGCTATTTGCGTATTAAAAACTTATGAGTAGCACAGCTTTTCATCTTCAAGGCGGCAACGGCGGTCACGTCCTTAATTCGGGCGAGGGCGCACAAACAGGTAAAAACTATCGGTGGATTCAAATCATTGAGGACACGGTTTTTACTACGTTGCAAGGCAACCTTACAAATATCGCAGACCTTCAAACAATTACCCATCTTGCAGGCACTGGTATCGGTGGTAACTTTACAGCCGTTACTGTTTCCAGCGGAACTTGCATTGCTTACGACCAATAAACCGTGGCATCTTACCGTTCATTTGGTGGGCTTGACGACCAAACGCTAATTGATGGCGATACTGGGTTCATTGGTATGAACCGCAGGGTTAATCCAAATCAATTAAAAGCGGGTGAGGTCTACCTTAGCCAAAACGGTAGGATCAATGGTTTCTGGCAGCCAAGACGAGGCATTGAATTGAAGTCTGGTGCGCTGACAAACAGTGCTAATCCATTGGGTTTGCCGTTTATTGTTCTTGATTCTGCTTTGACTATTAGTTCTGGGTCGAGAACAAGCGGGGTTGTTACGATAAACCTTAGCACGGCACATGGAATTAGCGCAGGAAGCCTGCCAGCATACATTACTTTAGGAACTCCAAGCGTAGCAACAGAGCCAATCACGGGAATTACAGCTGGTTCTTACTTAATGAGCTACGTTGACGCTGATAGCCTTAGCTTTGTTAATGCTGGGGTAGATAATCCAACGCTTACGATTAACGGAACGTATGGTAAGTTGTCATCTATTATAGATAACAATGCTGTATCTGGCATTTATGGTTCTTGTGTGTGGAGCGATCCTACGACAAACCTTGAAGAAAGTATTATTCTTGCTACGAACAACGAGGCCAAGAAGATTGAGCTTAATGGATACTCGGTAACAAGCATCCCGTATCCTACTACTGGAGTTGTGACTGAAGTAATCGAAATGCTCCAGGCGTTTGACAGGATTTACTTGTTCAGAGATGGGGCTAGGGCGTGGGAATATATTCCTAATGGCAGAGCTATTCAATCTGGAACATACACAAGTGCTACTGGCATTGTGCGGCTTGTATTAAGGGATCACGGCTTGACTGCTGGTGATGGAATTACAGTTTCAGACGTTGGATTCTCGGCAACACCCGTTACAGCAAATCCAAATGGAACTCATACGGTGTCAACCGTGGTTGATGCTGATACATTTGAGTATGTGATTGCTACTGGTAGCGGCGATGAGACTTATACCGCTGCAACTGGAACGATGATAGCAGATGGATTTACCGTAGTTCCTGCTGGTGCATACGCAGCACCGCAATACTTTAACATTGCTGGAAACAAATACGGTGTAATAAGTGGAGTTGCACGTTTTACCGTGGTTGGTAATACAACTATACGAGCAGGCGATACAATTACAATTCGTGGAACTGATGTTGACCTGCTTTTACCTATTGTTGGTAGCCAATTTATTGTAACAAGTGCTACTTCAACTGACATTTACTTTAACGCACCGCTTCCAGACATTACTTACGGTAGTGGTTCTGGTTCTGATTACATTGAATTAGGAAGCAGATATAGTCTTGGGCTTGGATTTACCCATATGCCAGGAACGCCGTGGGCTGTTTATTTCCAACGCCGTTTATGGTCGCCATATTTCTATGAGCCTGAAGGAACAAGCACTTCACCAACCTATACTGACAGAAAAGTAAGGGACGAAATCTGTGCCAGTGATATTTTGGATGCTAATACCTTTGATTCAGTTCTATCGCAGTTCAGAATTACCGCTGGTATTGCAGATTAAATTGTAGGTATGCACCCGTTCTATAACGACAATATGCTTGTCTTTAACAGGAACAGCATCCACATGATTGCTGGAACGCAAGGAACTTTATCTGATACTACCCTAAGGGAACTCACCCGTGAAATAGGCTGTTTAGCCAGAAAATCAATCGTTAGCCAAGGGAATCAGATATTCTTTCTTAGTGACAACGGTATTTATGGGTTGTCATTCATTGACGAATACAACTTGCGTGGGGTTGAAGAGCCTTTGAGCAAGCCAATTCAGTCTTATATTGACCGTATAAACAAACGTCTTGCTAATGAATCTGTTGGTATCTACTTTGATAACCGTTACCGCTTGGCCGTTCCACTAGATAGCGAGGTTGGTGCTGATGATGCACAAGGAAACAACGCAGTTCTTGTCTACAATATGCTTAACAAAGCATGGGAAAGCATTGATCTATATGGAGATGATGACTTTTTTATTGAGAATTTCCTAAAAGGGCAAGCTGAAGAACGCAATGATCTTTATATTGTCAACACAAACGGAGGAATCCACCTTGATGATTCTTTGGAAATCCCACAAGATATATATTCGATAAGCGTAACTGGTTCGCAAAAAGAAGTTGGCATTGATTATAGACTTAGAACAAGAGGCTATACTTTTGGAGATTACGGAAGAAAAAAATTCACAAAAGCAACTGTTCATATACAGTCTGAAACAGACAATGCAAGTGATTTAGATTTTATATTTGTAACAGAAAGTCCAGATTCTAGTGCTTACATTACTGATATTTATACTTTGCTAGATCCAACAATAGGATTGCCAGGACAACTTCCAGCCGAAGAAATGGCAGACTTTAGTTTTAGACTTGGAAACCCACGTGGAGTTTATGGTCTATTGACAATGCGATCAAAAATTGTAGGATCTGCTGCGGTTGGTAGACCTAAAGTAATTTCTATTGCTGTCGAAGCAACAAATACCAACAGGCAAACTATTACACAGATATAATCCATGGCCATTCTTTCAAAAGGGCAAACTTTTGCCAACGCCGATTCAATAACTAGCACTAAGTTAAACAATTTAGTGGATGCTGCTACGTTTGTAGCTGGATCATCTGGAACTACTGACAATGCTTCTTTGGAAGTTAATGGAAGTGGTAGGCTTCAAGTTAAAGATCTTGGTGTTACAAGTGCAAAACTTGCAATTGATTCTGTTACTACGGCAAAGATTTTTGACTTAAATGTAACAACCGCGAAGATTGCAGATTCCAATGTAACAACCGCAAAGATTGCAGATTCCAATGTAACAACCGCGAAGATTGCAGATTCCAATGTAACAACCGCAAAGATTGCAGATGCAGCAGTTACAGCAACTAAAATTGCGCATTCAAATTTTCCAATTCAAATAGTTCAAGCTGTCAAAACTGATATTCAGACAATTTCAGGCACGGCATCAGCATTTAATGATGTTACTGGATTAAGTATTACATTAACAAGAGTAAACGCTAGTGCATCTGGAAAAATTCGAGTTCAAGCAAATATTTCAACAACCACTAATAATGGTAATCACGGAGTAATACTAAGAATTATGCGTGATTCAACTCCTATTGGTCTAGGAGATGCAAGTGGAATAAGAATCCAAGCCACCAGTAACACTGGATATAATGGGGCATATGGAAATGAATCAGGAGTAATTGATTTTATTGACTCTAGTCCAGGAAGTGCCGCCACAGTCACTTATAAAATCCAAGCAAAAATGTATTCCGCTGCAACTGGATATATAAATAGAGTAAATACTGATGACAACAGCAGCGATTATACTCCAAGAACAATCAGCACTTTGACTCTTACGGAGCTTACACCGTGAACTCCCACCTAGCAACCGCGCTTACAATTTATGAATCAAACAACGCTAACTTTGCAGAATTACTTAAATGGCATCTTGCTTATGGCGTTGTTGTATCTTTGCCAGATTGTTTCATGTTTGGTTACTTTTGTGACCGCAATAAACCTACGCAGCCTAAACTACTTGAAGAATCTGACTGCGTATTCATTACTTTATGTGTCGGGAATATGCGGCAAGCAGTATTGCAAATTGTTGAGCTTGTTCCTTGGGTTGCATACAAACGTGAGTTTAAAGGAGATACCCGCATAAGAATAACCAACTTCAAAAAACTATTTAAAAAACTATAATTATGGGCAGTCTAAATCCTTTTAAGAAACCTAAGCAAGCATCTGCACCAGTAATGGATATTGGTGCTGATATTAGTAAATATGTAGCTGGCTATCAACAAGCATTGCCATCAGTTCTTAGTTCTGAAAAACAATACCGTCCTGAATTCTTGGGGTTAAACCTTGGAGACGTTAGTTCTTTTTTGCAAGGAACACAAGGACAACAAGGATTATACGGACTTGGAAGAACCGCACAGCAAGAAGCAGGAACAAGTTTAGCTGAAGCTAGAGCCGCTGAACTTGCTACGATGATGGGGCAAGCACCAGCATTTAGGCAGTTTGCACAAGCATTGTCACCAGAAGCTCAGGCACAGGTAGAGGCTTCACAAATGGAAGCAGCTAGAGCTACTCAGGCTGCACGGCAACTGACACCAGAAGAAATGCGTATGAGCGATCAGGCTTCCCGTGAGGCGTTTGCTTCGCGTGGTATGCTTAATAGCCGAGCATCTGTTGGATCTGAAGTTCTTGGTAGGGCAGACCTAATGGCTCGCAAACGTGCTGAAGCAGACGCATCGCGCACAGGGGCGTTTAACATGGCTCAGAACTTCTATACCTCGCCAGGTTTGCAAGCACTTGGAAATACTCCACTTTCTTATCAGGCTGGGCAGAATCAACTTCAAATGGGACTCGGTGCAATAGGTAGTGCAGTTCCGCAAATGATTAACCCTGATATGGGAGTTAATATCGGTATGCAACAAAGATCAATGCAACAACAAGCTGCCGCCGCTAATGCAGCAGCATCGGCCTCTAGGTCATCTGGACTTATGGGAATGTTTGGAACTATTGGTGCTGCCGCTGCGCCTGCTGCAATCGCAGCTATTTAATATGAAAGAAAAAATAAAGACAGCGATTGAAAACATTGAAAAATGCTTAAAGCACTCAGGAAAACCATGCTTAGCTTGGTCAGGCGGCAAGGATAGCATGGCCTTACTTGATCTTGTATTTAAAAAAGTAGGTGTAAAATTGCCGATTGTTTTTTTTAGAGAGCAATGGCAACCTAAAAAATACGAGTTTCAAAATAGAATCATTGAAGAAATGGGGCTTGAGGTTTATACTTGGCATCCAGCTTATAGCACATTTCAGCAAACAGGTGATGAGTTTGAGGTTCAGAATAAATACATATTTGATAATACAGATATGACTTGTCCAACTGGCATTACTCCAATAGAAGATGGTAAACCTTGGGCTTGTGCTTTGGATATTTACAACCGTCCTAAAAACATGGGCATTTTAGCTGGCTGGGATGCAATGCTGGTTGGACACAAGGCTTGTGACTCAGATCCGATATATGGTGGAGACGCTGGTGTTCGTGTTGATATTAGAATAAACCCAGGACAATGTAATGCTTTCTATCCAATGAAAGATTGGACGCATGATGATGTGTTTCAGTATTGCGAAGAAAACAATGTTCCTATTCAACACAGTAGATATGAAAAAGTTGCAGGTAAATGGAGAGAGAAATCAGATCGAACTCATAATTGTGATTATGTTCACGCTTGCACCGCTTGTATTGACAATCGAGCTGAAGCACCTAAATTTGTGCATTGTCCAAAGTTTGACTGCACCATTGAAAATGTTTCTAAACGAGTTGTTTGGGCAGATCAATCTTTACCAACTTACATGAGAGATTAAATAATATGGCATACGGAAACGCACAGAGACTAGGACAAACTATCAACCCACAATTTATGCAGGTTGATTTCAGCCCGTATGAACGTGCTGGTGCTACAATGGGTAATGCTTTTGCTAATGCTGGCAAACAAATTGGTGATAGTATTAAAGAATACAACACCAATGAAAAAGAAATTAAAAAAGCCATTGAGATTAGTAAGTCAATTAAGAAGGGCATACCAAAATTGTCTCCAATGGCAGACGAAGCGTTGTCTCAGTTGAACAATCCTGAGCTTAGTCAACGTGATAGATTGGCAGTTGCTGAATCAATTAAAGATTCTTTAAACATTGGAATGACTGGACTGCAAGAGCAGCGCGCTCAGGAAGAATTTAATATGCGTAAGGCAGCGGCAGGAGCAGCAGCAAGCGCACGTAGATCTACTGATGCGGATAAAATTATTGAGGCTCAAAACCTTATGAAAGCGTTTCCATCGCAAATTGCTATATTGGAAGCATCTGGATTTGGCCCTCAAGCGCAAGCCTATAAAGATCAGTATGATAAGGCAATGGCTGCTGGAGATATCAATACAGCAATGACACTTGCTGGAACAGTATCTGGATTTACTGGAGCGATGAAACCATCAACATTACAACCAGTTCAGCCTACCGCATCGCCACAAGAACTTGCATCCTCTGTTAAAGATGCTTTAGAAATTGGCGTTACAAACGCTGTTGATGTTCAACCTAATTTGGTTCAACTATTTAATGATTCATTAAAATCTGGTGATTCTAAAAGAGCTGCTAAAATAGCAACTGACATTACTAATACTGTAAATACTCAAGTTGAAACTCAGCAAAAAGAATCCAAAGATATAGTTAAACTTCAAGATGGTTCTGAAGTATTACTTGGGAAAACAACTGGAACAAGATTTACCCCAGATGGGAAAGCTATTCCAAGAACTAGCTCTATCTATACACAGCCAATAGCTGCACGTGAAACTACTATTGAAGAAAAAACTACCAAGTTAGCTAGAGCAAGAGAACTTTATAACAAAGGAGATAAGATAGCAGCATTGGATCTTATAAACGCCATTGGAACTGGTGGGTTATTTGGTAAGACTATTACAATGGAGGAACTAGATTCTCAGATGCAAGGGCAAACCAATCAAGAACTTCAGATCCAACAGATGCTCGGCTATTAAGCATACCACGCGAAGCAAACGCCTCACGGGAAGCCTGATCGCTCATACGCATTTCTTCTGGTGTCAGTT